CGACGTGCTGTCGCCCTACATGCTGGCGGTCACTCACCGGCTGTCGATGGGCGACGTCACCAAGCGCGGTCACCAGGTCGAGTTCGACCTGGACAACTACATGAAGCCGGACCCCAAGACGCGGGTTGAGGTGCAGAAGGCCTACCTGGACATGGGAGTGATCGACGTGGATTACATCGCCGCTGAGGAGCGCTTCCCCAAGCCCAAGGCGACCGCACCGTCGGCGGCCGACGACGACACGGGCGCGTCCGCGTCGAGGGGCCCGCGGCTGGCGCTGGTCGGCGGACGGAAGTTCGCCGACGAGGGCCGACCGGCGATGACGTTCGCCAGCGGCGACTTCGCCGGCGGTGCCGACCCGGCCGTCGTCGACGCCGCGAAGCGGACCATCACCGGCCTGGCCGTCCCCTACAACAAGATCGCCAGGAAGTACGGGCTGGCGTTCCGGTTCCGGCCGGGCAGCCTGCAGTACTCCGACATCGGCAGGGTCAAGCACTACAAGGACCACTACGTGCCGGTCGGCGTCCACGAGTCGGTGAAGGAAACGACCAAGGGGCCGGTCGTCGTGCTGCGCGTGCTCGACGGTCCTGAGGGCTCCCCGGCGAAGCTGGAGCGCGACCAGCTCTTGTACGACGCCGAGCACGGCCTCTACGACGGACTGAGCGTCGGCGTGGATTTCTCCCTCGACCCCAAGGCGGGCGACGTCGAGTGGAACGAAAAAGAGGGCGTCTACGACGTGATCCGCGCCGACTGGCGCGAGACGTCCTCGACGCCCATGCCCGCCTTCGACGACGCCCGCGTGACCAAGGTCGTCGCGAGCAGACAACAGAATGGAGATCGACCCATGCCATGCTCCACCTGCGGGCAGGTCCACGCGGAGGGCGTGGCGTGCACCGCTCCAACTCAGCAGCCCGACAACAACACCACCGGTGGCCTGACCCTGTCGCAGGAGCAGATCACCGCACTGCTGGCCCGGCCCGGCGCGCTCAACGCGCTGGTGCACATGCAGCAGGCGCAGCAGGCCCCCGTGCAGCCGACGCCGCAGGGCGGCCTGACCCTGTCGCAGGACCAGGTCGACAGCCTGATCGCCAGCGGTCAGCTCGGCGTGCTGCTCGGCATGCCGACCCAGGTGCCGATCCAGCAGCCGGAGCAGCGGACGGTGGTCGACCCGACCCGCCGCACGACCGCGACCCTGTCGGTGTCCGAGCCGGACCCGTACCGGTTCGACCGGCGCGGCAACCTCCGCAAGGGGACGCACGACTTCAGTGCCGACCTGATCGCGGGCAGCAAGGGCGACAAGGGCGCCCTGGACCGGTCGCAGACGTGGATCAAGAAGCAGTTCGAGCTGCGGGCGGAGATGGCCCAGTTCGACACGGACAAGGCCGACGTCGCGGCGCTCAACCCGAACAAGAACCGCCCCGACCTCTACGTCGACCAGCGGGATTTCCAGTACCCGATGTGGGACGCGATCAACAAGGGCTCGATCGACGACGCCACCCCGTTCGTCATCCCCAAGTTCAACAGCGCCTCGGGCCTGGTCGGCGACCACACCGAGGGCGTCGAGCCCACCGCCGGCGTCTACACCGCGACCGCGCAGACGATCACCCCGACCCCGGTCTCCGGCAAGGTGCAGATCACCCGCGAGGCGTGGGACCAGGGCGGCAACCCGCAGATGTCCGGCCTCATCTGGCGGCAGATGACCAAGGCCTGGTACGAGGCCCTCGAAGCGGCTGCGGTCGCGGCGCTCGACGCGGTCACCCCGACCGCGATCGCGCTCACCGCCGGCGGCGGCACGACCGGCCAGACCCTCGACAGCGAGCTCACAGCGGCGTTCGCCGGGCTGCAGTTCGTGCGCGGCGGTTTCTCGATGACCGACATGTTCACCCAGATCGACCTGTACAAGGCGCTCGTCGCGGCGAAGGACAACGACGCCCGGCGCCTCTACCCGGCGGTCGGCGCGACCAACGCATCCGGCACCGCCCGCAACCGGTACTCGGCGATCGACGTCAACGGCGTCCTCGCCCTGCCCGCGTGGGCGCTCGCCGCGACCGGTGCCGTCGTCGCCAGCTCGTACCTGTTCGACCGCGAGAGCGTGGCCGGGTGGGCGACCGCCCCGCAGATGTTGGAGTTCCAGTACGAAGTCCGCTACGTGAACATCGCGCTGTGGGGCTACAAGGCCACCGGCGTGATCGACCTCAACGGCGTGCGGGAGCTCACCTACGACCCGGTGCCGTGACCGGCCCGGCTTGACCCAATCCGACACAGGAGGTGCGCCACATGGCGGACAGCACCAAGGCACCCGGCGCCGACGAAGCGCCGGCGACCGCACCCGATCCACGCCTCGCCGAGCTGGAGGCGGAGAACGCGAAACTGCGCGAGCAGCTCGCCGCCGCCTCCGTCCCGGCACCGCCCGCCCGCCCGGCCGGGCCGTCGTTCGTCTTCAACGAGGGGATGCGCGACGAGCTGGAGCGCCACGGCCGCACCGTCGGCACGAACGGCAAGCGGTACGTCGGCTCCGGCACCGACGACGCCCGCGAGGCCACGCTCGAAGAGTTCAACAAGGCACAGCCGAAGGCCCGGCCGGCCGCCCAGCAGACGGCCAAGCCGCCTGCCCGGCGCGACCGCAAGTAGCGAAAGGAGGGGGTGACCGTGGGGATCGATGCGCTGTCGCAGACGGCGGTGCTGCTGCCGGTCGGCGACCGGTGGCTGATCGAGGTCGAGGTCACTGACGACGACTGCGTGCCCGTCGACGCGGTGCCGGTCATCACGGTCACCCTTCCCGACGCCAGCACCGCCACCCCGGCCGTCGAGTTCGTCGAGACCGGCGTGTACCGGGCGGCGTACGTGGTCGCGACGTCCGGCCGGTTCGTGGCCCGGGCCGCCGCGACCGGGTACGGGGTCGCCGACTTCGCCGCGTACGCCACCGCGCCGACCTCGGCGACCGGCATGCCCGACGGCGACGCCGTCGCCGCCTACCTCCGCGAGGGCGCCGCGTCGTGGGAGACCGAGGACCTGCAGGGCGCCCTCGACGCCGAGGCCGCCGCCCAGCGGCGCGTCTGCCGCGTCGGCGCCGTCTACCCCGACGACCTGCGGGAGGCCCTGCTGCGGCGGGTCGCCCGCAACCTCGCCATGCGCGGGCTGCCCCTGGCGGTGCTGCGCGGCGACGCCGAGGGCGGCGACACCATCCTGCCCGGCCGCGACCCTGAGGTCCGGCGCCTGGAAGCACCTCACCGGAAGCTGGTGTGCGGATGAGCTTCGACAACGACCGGGCCGAGATCGTCACCGCACTCAACACCGTGACGGGTGTGAAGGGCTACCAGAACCGGCCGACCGCGCCGAGGACCGGCGACGCGTGGCCGACCCTGCCGACCCTGAACCTTCAGGCCGGGCTGGTGTGGCGGCCGACGTGGACCGTCCACGTGGTGCTGCCCTCGGACGAACGCGCCGCCGCGGTGTGGATGGACGCGCACTTCCTGCCGATCGTGACCGCGCTGCGGGTGCCCGCGTTCCCCGAGTCGGCGGGTCCGGCGGTGCTGGAAACCAGCGCCGGTGACCTGCTGATCCTTGAGATCACCATGAGGAGTGAGTGACGATATGGCTTTCATCCACGGCAAGAACACGATCATCAGCTTGGACGGCGACGACCTGTCGGCGTTCACGAACACGTCGCAGTTGGAGAAGAACGCCGACTCCCACGACGTGACCACGTACGGGAAGAACTCGCACGTGTTCTCCGGCGGGCTCAAGGGCGGTGCGGCGTCGATGGGCGGCGTCTACGACAACACCGCCGGCACCGGCCCGCGCGCCGTGATCAACCCCCTGGTCGGGACGGTCGTCGAGCTGATCCGCAAGACGGAGGGCACCGGCGCCGGGAAGCCCCTGGACACCGTCGACGTGCTGGTCCTGAAGTACGTCGAGACCAACCCGGTCGCCGACATGGTGACGTGGGCGTGCGACCTGCAACTTTCCGACGACCTCGCCTCGACCGTACAGGTCTGACAGGAGACACCACAGTGGACAAGAGCGCGCTCACCAACGACCGCGTCACCCTCAACACCGGCACCGTCGACATCGAGGGCGTCGGCACGATCACCGTGCGCGGCCTGTCGCGGTACGAGTTCATGCTGGCCGGGAAGAAGCACCCGGA